CACAAGTCCTCCACCAAGATGTCCTCAAGGTTTCATAGGATACACACACACACACAAACACGAAATCACATTTGTAAACATATATACATTTATTAAAGATTGAATATTTTATAAGTAAAATATACCAAAAACTGAATGTTTTAAGAAAACATACAAACTATAAATGACTCATTCCTGGAAATCCTGTAAACCAAATAAATGAAGCATCATCTCCTGCACCTTTATATACATAAAGATTTAAATGCGAAGTGGCAATTGTGCTTGAATCTCCCATTAAAGCAATAGATACCTCATCCAAAGACTGAGATAAAACTGATTTAGTAGGAATAAAATATGAAGGAATAAGCATAGGAGCTACTATATCACAATTTGGAGAAATCGCAGGATTCATAGTGTTCCAAGCGTAACTAGTTCCTCTAATACCATTGGGAGTAGACATATTACCAAAAGGAACAGGAACACTAAGATCAGCATCATGACTTGGACAATAATTGTTCATAACATTTCCACCTCCTGACATCATAGCATTAAATGTCCAACGAAGTGAACCTCTAAAACCTACAAAAGCTGGAGCAAGATAATCTGTAAAAGTATTTCGTAAAGAAGCTGGAGTAGTATAAGTTGAGCTCGGTAATATTGGAACATTTGGAAAATTCCACTCTTGCAAAACATTAGCACCTGGATTTATCAAAGTGATAGGAGCATATTGAACGGAAACTTTACAAGCCAATTGTTTGACAGAAGTATAATCCTCCCCAAAACTACGTACACAAGCCAAAGATAAATCAGTATCAGGACCAAAACTTACATTTTCAACAGGACAAAATAAATTTGACAAGAAAACTTGATTATTAGGAAAGTAACCAGATGAAAGAAATGTTTGTGCAGCATACAAAACTGTATCGGTACTAGCGGGACTAGGAACTGCAAATTTTATATTATCAGAAGAAAGCAGAAAATTTACATACATACCATCCGTAGAGCCATTGGCAGTAACAGGATTAATAACAAACATATATAAAACTCCATTACAATTATTTATAGTAGCGTTGTTAGATAAATTAAATTGGGTCCAAGGAAATTGTTGTTTATAAGGAATTTTAATTTTAATGGTACGATTACCTGATATATCAACTGTAAAATTTTTC